CATGCCAACAGAAGAACGCATGGCTATTATTCAAGAAATTAGTTGTGTAGGTCATGTGTTTGAATTTGACGATTCAGATGATACTGCTATTAAAGCAATTGAATATGTAAAGAATTATTTACCAAAAGGCACACCAATTGTTTTTGCTAATGGTGGCGATCGCACTAAAGATAATATTCCTGAAATGGTATTCGATGATGTAGAATTTGCTTTTGGTGTTGGTGGTGAAGATAAAAAGAATAGTTCTTCCTGGATTCTTAAAAAATGGGATAAACCTGTTACTGAAAGATTATGGGGCAAATATAAAGAACTAGATACTAATGGTCATTGGAAAGTAAAAGAGCTTTCTGTTGATATAAATAAATCATTATCAGATCAACGTCATTTCGTTCGTTCCGAACATTGGCATATTGTAGATGGTGATTTGCTAATGACGCTAGAATATCCCAATGGCGATACATTTATTAAGACATATCATGCGGGTGAGAGTATAGACATTCCAGCCAAAACGTGGCATAAAGCGACAAATGTTGGTGATAAACCAGTAAAGGTCATTGAAGTTTGGATGGGAGATACACTATCTGAGGATGATATTGAAAGAAGATCTTAGTATTGTTTTTGGTAGATAAATCTAATTATATACACTTCTGGAAAGCTGTCAACCTTTTTTTTATAAATATTCATAATTAAACCCAAATAAAGGAGACAATGATGGCTTTCCAGTTATCAGTGGACGCGAGAAACGCTAGCCTACAAGGTATCGAAGATGAAGTAGGCGTAAATCCAATCTTAACCATTTCGTCAGGTGCAGTACCAGCAGATTGCGCAACAGCAAATACAGGTACAGTTCTAGCAACTATGGTTCTTCCAAGCGATTGGCTATCAACACCAGCACTAGGTTCAATTACATTATCAGGCACATGGCAAGATCTTTCTGCTGACGCATCTGGTACTGCTACATATTTTAGACTTCATAATAATGCTGGCACAACATGTCATATGCAAGGCACTGTTACTGCAACAGGTTCTGGTGGCGATATGCAGCTTGACAATACCAACATTGCTCTTGGGCAACAAATCAATATTACTGCATTTACTATTACTGCTGGTGGGGCATAACTTTAACTAAAGGTAAAGCCTCATGTCTGCTAATGGTGCATTTTCTACAACTTTAGACTATCAATTTTTTGGTGGTGGTGTAGTCCAAAACTCTGGAGAAGTTTCTGGTTTAATTGAGACTTCTCTAGTTTCTAATGCACAAGTTTCAATTACAGGCGAAATAAGTAATTTTAATTTAGATTTTTCCTTTTCTGCCGGTATAGAAACCCCAACAATTTATGGTACCGCCGATTTAAGTTTTGGTTTTGCCGTATCTGGCCAAGCAGATCAAGGCATTCAGACGTTTGGTAAGTCAGAATGGATTAATAGATTACCATTTGATGTATCTTCCGAAGGTTACGTAGTAGTATCTGGTAGTTTAAATCAAACATTAGATTTTAATTTAGATACTAACATATTCTTATTTTCAGACGGTGATGGCGCTGGGTCATTTGGATTTTCTTTAGCTTCTGAAGGTACTAACATTTCAACGGGTATCTACCATAGACAAGGTGCAAATTATTGCACATTAGATGGTTTAGACTATAACAATGTGCAAATTCTTTCATCTTACAACGATTGCACGCTCGTAGTTGATGGAATAAGGCAAGCAGAAATAATTACAGCTTTTAATAAATAAAAGTAAAATTCGGAGAAAATAAATGGCGGCCACTTTTTACATTAAACAAAATGATACCGCACCATCGTTGGAAGCTGCTCTTACAGACTCAAATGGTAGAAAGAGAGATATGTCTCAAGCCTCTGCTGTTCGTTTTCACATGAAAGATGAAAATGGAAATGTTTTGGTAGACAATGCAGGACTTGTTATCAATACTACAAAAGGCATTATTGCATACCAATGGCAGGCAGGTGATACTGCTAATACTGGAACACACAGTGCAGAATTCGAAGTAACGTACAACAATGGTCAGGTTGAAACTTTTCCAAATACCGGTTACATTAAAGTAATTATTAAAGAAGACCTGGCTTAAGGGGAACGACATGCCACAACCAGCATCAAGAGAAGAATTTAAAGATTATATCTTACGTAAAATCGGTGCTCCGGTTATTGAAGTTAACGTATCTGAAGAACAGATCGAAGATAGAGTTGACGAGGCAGTTTCTTTTTGGAGAGATTACCACTATAACGGAAGCCAATTAGTTTATCTTAAACATCAGCTTACTGCTCAAGATGTTGAAAACGGTTATGTAAATTTACCTCAGAAGCTTCTTGGTATCTCTAAAGTCTTTGATTTAGATACTTCGATCTCTACTGGAAGTGGTATCTTTAATGTTAACTATCAATTCGTTTTAAATAACTTAAATGATCTTACCGGATATTCTATTCAAAATTATTGGATGACTATGTCTCATTTGGAGTTTTTGCAAGAGTGGCTTGTAGGACGTCCATTAATTCGTTATAATAAACACGTTAATAGGTTATATTTGGATACCGGTAAAGCTTCTATTTCAGAAGGTAAGTATATTATCATTGAAGCATATGATATTATTGATCCAGATGCTTATTCAGACGTTTGGGGTGATCGTTGGTTACAAAACTATGCATCAGTATTAGTTCGCGAACAGTGGGGATTGAACCTAACTAAGTTTACTAACATGCAATTGGTGGGCGGTGTATCTTTTAATGGTGAGCAAATTCTTGCCGAAGCTAGAGCTGAAAGAGAGAAGATGGAAGAAGAAGCCATTAATAGTCTGCAGCCTCTAACTTATAACTTTATTGGGTAACAAAAATGGCTACCAATGTATACTTTAGAAATTATGACAATTTCAACGAGCAAAACTTAATCGACGATCTCGTTATCGAGTCGATTCGCATGTATGGTATTGACGTAAAGTATATCAGCGGTGAGTTCAATAATATCGATACTATTTTTAATGAAGACGATACTCCGTTGTACAATGAAATGTACGACTTTGAAGTATACGTTAAGAATGTTGACGGGTTTGAAGGTGAAGGCGACTTCCTATCTAAGTTTGGTTTACAAATCAGAGATCAAGTTACATTTACTGTTGCTATTAGAACCTTTGAAAGATTCGTTACTCGCAATAACCAAGATAAAGTTAGACCCCGCGAAAACGATATTATTTGGTTGCCATTAAACGAGAAGATGTATCGTATCACATATGTTGAACATGAAAGTGTATTTTATCAAACAGGTAAATTGCAAGTTTATGATATTCGTTGCGAACTTATGGAATATTCTGGTGAGAAGTTTGAAACAGGCAGACCAGAAATAGATCAGTACTTCGACGATGTTGATATGTCAGATACTGTTGTTCAAACGCTGGAAGATGTTGCTAATACAGACGTAATCTCCCAGAACTTCGATTTTGAAAAACAAGCGGATGATATTATAGACTTTTCAGAGATTGACCCATTCAGTGAAAATATCACTATTCAGGATTCATAACGATGGCAATTGCAAATTACTTTTATAACGAAACTACGAGAAAATATGTAGCATTATTTGGTACTATTTTTAACCAAATCAAAATTAAGCGTAAAGATAATACCGGTAATGAAGTACATTCTCAGATTGTTCCATTGTCGTATGCTCCTTTTCAAAAGGTACTTTCAAGATTAAACGAAGATCCGGATCTATTGAATAGTGCAAGAACTGCTATTCAGCTCCCTAGAATGTCTTTTGAAATTACTAGTCTTTTATATGATCCTGCACGCAAGTTGGCATCAACTCACAAAATGCGTAAAGAAAGCAAAGCCGAAACAAATTCATCAAGAGCATTTCTTTATGCTGCGGTTCCATATAACGTAGATTTTTCATTATACATTATGACTAAGTATTCTGAAGATGCAACACAGATAATGGAGCAAATAATTCCTTTCTTTACACCTGACTGGACCGTTACCGCAAAGATGGTACCAGACTTAGATCCAGTAGATATTCCAATCATTTTAAACTCTGTTACAACCGAGGATCTGTACGAAGGTGATTATGTTGAAAGACAAAGTATACTTTACACATTAAACTTTACACTAAAAGGCTGGTACTTCGGACCAGAGAAGCAGAAGAAAGTTATTAAATTTGTTGATGTCGATATGGCCGCAGATACTCTAGCTAATACATCATTTGCAGAATCTGTTGAAGTATATCCAATTAATATCGCCAATACTGCGGTTGGTTGGAGCGATATTGAATTTGATGACGATTGGGAAGCTAAAGTAAATTATGCTACAGATCTTGTAAGTCAAGAGCCTTTTGTTACGGATATTATTCCCGGCACTGCAAACACTGACTTAACATCAGGTAATACGTCTATAGACCTAGATGGCGGTTACGGTGTAGAAGATCTAAATTAATAAATATTTAAAAACTATAGGAAAATCAAATGGCACAAATCCTACAACACAGAAGAGCTACAACTATTGAGTTAGCTGCCGAGCGAGGTTCAGCGGGTGAGTTCTGGATGGATGAAAGTAAAAATACTCTAGTTGTTATGGATGGTTCTACTTTAGGCGGCCATCCACTTGCTAAGAGTGTTGATATTCCTGTTAATGTATCTCAACTAAATAATGATGCTGGATATATTACATCTGCTGCAGTTTTTAGTGGTGACTATGCAGATCTAACTGGAAAGCCAGATCTATCTGTTTACCAATTAAGTGCTAGTGCATTCAGTGGTGCTTACGCCGACCTAACTGGAAAGCCAACTATTCCTAGCACAGTTTCAGAATTAACTAATGATTCGCAGTATCAAACACTAGCTTCTATCGAATCAAGTTATGGGTTAGATATAAGAAATGTGGGCGGTGCAGATAAAATAGACGTTTCATCATTCTTTAACGATATTGGTTATGTAACTAACACGTTTATGACTAACGCAATTAATGCATCAATTGCAAGTAAAATTGAATTGACTGATATCACCGTTGGCACAGAAAACACTCCTTCTGGCGATGGCGCGATTTCATATAATAATACAACTGGCGAGTTTAAGTACACGCCTGCTGATATGAGTTCTTATCTAACAAGTGTTTCAGGTGATCCAGCACCGCAGCTACAAAATGATTTAATTGCTAACAACGTACAAATTAAGTCAACTGTTGATGATGTTGTTTTAAATCCGTCCAATGAACTTATTGTTTTAGGTAATACTGTTATTAATGGAACACTAGATGCAACCGGTGGTGTTACTGGATACATTAGCGTAAGCTCTCTAAAATCAATAGCTGCTTCAGCAAACACATATTCGGAGTTCCAAACCGCAATAGCAAATTTGTAAGGTGAATTATGGGTAATGATAAAATAGGTGAAACGCTCGGTCTTAGACCAATGGAAGAAGCTAAGGCAGAGATCCAGCCCGAAGAAACATTTCAAGAAGAAAAATCTATTGTAGTAAAGGAGGAAATAAATCCTCCTGCTCTACTTGATGATGGTGCACAAGAAAACTTAGATGATTTAGAAGAAGCTCGCCAAAACATTAAAAATGTTATGGAAACTGGTGACGAGGCTTTGCGTGAAATACTTGAAATTGCAAAACAGTCAGAGCAACCTCGAGCGTTTGAAGTTGTTTCTACTTTAATGAAAACTATGCTAGAAGCAAACAAAGACTTGGCTGATATATCTACTAAGAAAAGATTTATTAAAGAAGAAATTAATGGACCTAAAGAAGCTGCTCAAACTAATGTAACAAATAACAATTTAATTGTTTCTACTGCTGATCTTCTTAAAATGATTAAAGGTGAAAACGAAGATGGCTGACGGTTATTTAGGAAATCCCAATCTCAAAAAGATTGGTGAGCAAATAGAATGGAGCCCAGAGCTATTAAAAGAGTACATGAAATGTGCTCAAGATCCCGTTTACTTTGCTAAGGAATATATTAAGATCGTACACGTGGATAGGGGATTTGTTCCTTTTGATATGTACGATTACCAAAAAGAAATATGTCAAAAAATATTTGATAACAGACGTGTTGCAGTTCTTACAGCTCGACAGTCTGGTAAAACGACTACAGCCGTCGCAGTAATATTACACTACATTTTATTTAATGAATATAAAACTGTTGCTATTCTAGCCAACAAAGGAGATGCCTCTAGAGAGGTTATGGCAAGGGTTAAGTTAGCATTTGAAGCATTACCTAAATGGCTACAACAAGGCGTAGAGGAATGGAATAAAGGCAACATAGCCTTAGAAAATGGATGCCAAGTATTAGCCGGTACAACATCTTCGTCTGCAATTCGTGGTAAATCTGTTAACTTTCTATACCTCGATGAGGTTGCGTTCATTGAAGGATATGATGAATTCTTCGCTTCTGTATATCCGACAATTTCATCAGGCGAATCAACTAAACTTTTAATGACTTCAACTCCAAATGGCTTGAATCATTTTTGGAAAACTTGTAAAGGTGCAAAGGAAGGCACAAACGGATATGAATATGTAGAGGTTATGTGGTATGACGTACCAGGCCGAGATGAAAAATGGAAGAAAGAAACTATTGAATCTCTTGACCATGATGCTGAAAAGTTTGCGCAAGAGTACGAGTGTCAGTTTTTAGGAAGTTCGGGTACACTGATTAACGGTGCAGCTCTTAAAGCATTATATGCAGACAATCCTATCGCGCAAAGTGAAGGTTTTCTTCAATACGAAAAACCCGAAAGAGGTAGACAATATGTTATTACTGCTGACGTTGCCCGCGGTAAAGGTTTAGACTATTCTACATTCAATGTTTTCGATATTACTGACATGCCATATCGTCAAGTTGCAGTATATAGAGATAATATGATTGGTCCTATTGATTTTGCATCTGTGTTAAATCGTGCTGGATTGATGTATAATAGGGCAGGGATATTAGTAGAAATTAATGACATCGGCGGACAAGTAGTCGATGTATTACATATAGACTTTGGCTATGAAGATTTACTTTACACTCAAAACTCTGGGCGCAGTGGTAAAGTACTTAGTGGCGGCTTTGGCCGAAACGTTGAGAACGGAATACGAACAACTAAAACAGTTAAAGCAACTGGTTGTTCAATGTTAAAAATGTTAGTAGAACAAAATCAACTATTAATTAGAGATTTTGAAACTATACAAGAATTGAGTAGATTCTCTAGAAAAGGTACATCTTACGAGGCTGAATCTGGCTTCCATGATGACCTTGTCATGAACTTAGTATTGTTTTCTTGGATGACCGAGCAAGCATATTTTAAAGACATGACAGACATAAATACATTAACGGCGCTCAGAGAAAAAACTGATGAGCAGATTGAAGAAGAAATGTTACCGTTTGGTTTCATTGACGACGGTGAAGACTACTATGAAGATGATGGACTTAGGCTATGACCGCTCAAAAGAAAAGTAAATTGAATAATTTATAAATAGAAACAATACAATACTAAAAGCGCGTTTCTAATTAAATAAAGGAGAAAAACATGGCTTTTTCCGTAAGTCCTTCCGTTATTGTTCGTGAAGTGGATGCGAGTCAGACAGTACCAGGCGTTGCAACTCCACCAGCGGCAATCGCCGGAATTTTTAGATGGGGCCCAACAAACGATCCTATTCTGATTACTTCAGAAAATGAACTAGTGGATCGTTTTGGCAAACCCACAGATGATAACTACGAAACTTTCTATACTGCATCGGATTTCTTATCATACTCAAATGCATTATATGTCGTTCGTGCTGACGATAGTTCAGCTACAGCTACATCAACAGACACAACAGATGCTGACGCAAATAATCATGTGTTTGGTGCGTTCGAAGCAAAATATCCAGGTGCATTAGGTAACTCTATTGATGTTGCTTGGTCCACCAGTGGTTCTTTTTCAACAGAAGTTGCTGCAATAGGCGGTATCCCACGCAACGCTATTTCAAATACCGCAGTTACCCAAACCGTTAGTTTTAACGCTAACGAAGTAACATTTGAAGTTGCAAATACTGTATCGTTACCAGCTTTAACAGCAGGTGATACTCTTGTTATAGGTAACTCAAACGTTGGCTACCAAGAAATGATCATCAAAACAGCTACACTAACTACAGTTATTGATCCAGGTGCAAACACTGATCCAGCTGCTACTGGTGACGACTTTGTAGCTTACTACTCACAAAATATTACTTTCACTAATAGATACACACTTGCTGAAACTGCATTAGAAAAATTATCAGTTGTTAAAAAATGGCAACATTCTAACGTAGTTGGCAAAGCACCAGATGCATCACATGTTCACGTGGCTGTAATTGACCGAGATGGTAAAATTAGTGGTGCGGCTGGTTCTGTTTTAGAAGTATTTGAAAACTTGTCTACAACAGAAGGTGCTTCAACTCCTCAAGGTGCAACAAATTACTATGCAACAGTAATTGAAAATAATTCATCTTGGGTAACTGTTGCAAACACTAGCGTTATTGGTACAGCTTCTGCTACAGAAAACCAATACGAAGAATTTTCTGGCGGCACAGACGCGTCAACAGAATCAACTGCTACTCTTGGATCACTAGCTTTTGCTTGGGACGTATTAAAGAATTCTAACGAAATTGATGTCTCTATGATCCTTCAAGGTAAAGGTGATGATGCTGGTTTACGAGCTAACTACATTGTAGCTAATCTTGCCGATTACAGAAAAGATTGCGTAGCATTCCTATCACCATCTAAAGAAGCAGTAGTTGATGAACTCAAAACTAATGCTAAATTAGATAATGTAGTTGCATATCGTAACAAGATCCAAAGCTCTTCTTACTGGTTCATGGATTCTGGTTACAAATATCGCTACGATAAGTTTAACGACGTGTATCGTTGGACTCCACTAAATGGTGATATGGCAGGTCTTTCTTCAAGAGTAGAACCTTGGGAATCTCCAGCTGGTTACAGAAAAGGTATCATTAAGAATATCGTTAAACTAGCATTTAACCCAAGCAAACCACAAAGAGACCAATTGTACAGCGCGGATGTTAACCCAGTAATGGCTCAAACAGGTCGAGGTATTGTACTATTTGGCGATAAGACTGGTTTAGGTTCGACAAGCGCATTTGATCGCATCAACGTTCGTAGATTGTTTATCTCTGTTGAGAAGGCTATTGCTACTGCAGCTGAAAGCTTCTTATTCGAGTTTAATGATGATTTTACTCAGACACAGTTTAAGAATATCGTTGATCCGTTCCTACGTGACATTCAAGGTCGCCGTGGTATTATTGACTACCGTGTAGTTTCAGACTCTACGGTTAATACTCCTGAGGTTATCGATCAAAATAAATTCCGTGCAAGCATCTTTATCAAGCCTGCTCGTTCTATCAATGTTATCGAACTTTCATTCGTTGCAACTAGAACCGGTGTAGAATTTGACGAAATCGTTGGCCAATTAGTTTAATATAAATATATTCAAAAGGAGAAAGACACATGGCATTTAACATCAACCAGTTCAAATCAGAGCTTGTCGGTGGCGGTGCGCGTCCTACACTCTTCCAATGTCAAATCACTAACCCGGTAAATCCGGCTGCTGATATCAAGATTCCATTCATGGTAAGAGCAGCTGGTATTCCTGAATCAACTGTGGGGCAGTACACTGTCCCATATTTTGGACGTCAGATTAAATACGCAGGTGATAGAACATTCGCAGATTGGACCGTAACTGTTATCAACGATGAAGATTTCGCTATCCGTAACGCTATGGAAGAGTGGATGAACTTCATCAACTCACACGACTCAAACTCACGTGGACTACCACAACAGTACAAATCTACTGGTCAAATTACACAATTTAGTAAAGATGGTTCTATCTTGCGT